CGTAGCATTGATGCGTTTCTGATTTTTACTCATTTCGCAAAGGGCAGCAATGAGGTGGCTGTAAGCCTTGACCTCATCGGCATCCAATCCATCTTCGAACCAAGGGAAGGAAATCCTGTCCTCGCCGATTTCGATTGGTGTTGCCGGGATGCCAAGCGCCTTCTTAATAAGACCGCCCTTGGCATCCAGAAGGTTTGTAAGGTTACCGACCGCAACCTTATCAAGGGGAATCGCCACCGTAAGCCCCACTGTTTCGCCCTGTGGCTCGTTTTCGGCGGGGGTAAGGTAATCCGGCGGGCAATCTTCCATCGGCTCTTCTTCGGAAATTACAGGCTCCTGCTGTTTGCTGTCATACTCTGAGATGTCGCTTTCAAACCCCTCATCGTAAAGATGCTCCAGAAGTCTTTCAATGACCTCACTGTCTGCCATATCGTCAAACAGCAGGTTGCCTTCCTTGTCGATTGTGAAGTAGTCCACTTCGTATGCGCAGGTGGGAACTCCCTTGTACCTGCAGTCTGCCTCAAGCCATTTAGCTATGGTCTGTGCCAGTTCCTTTCGTTTTTTACCAGGAACATTGTAATGAATTCTCATTGTGAGTACCTCCTTTAATTTTCGGTACTACATATATCACTCTAAAGGCTCAAAATAGCAAGTAATATGTGCAAAATACAAGGGAGAAAGTTTGTAGATTTACACCCCTTCATTTTGTGTATAGTACACGATGCCCGTCAGCACATAGACCACATTGGGCAGTGCCACGCCGTTGCCCCACATCTTATACTCCGCCGAATCAGAATGAGGGTTTTGCAGCCACTTGAATATCTGTTTTCGTGTCTTTGGTTTGCTTGATGTTCCCACAATCTTACGATGTGTTTCAAAGATTTCTGCCCACCGTGTGAGTTCCTCTTCAGAAGGAAGTTTCTCACCAAGGTCAGCACACCACCAATCCGGAAATCCCTGGAGCCTTGCACACTCCGTTGGAGTGAGTCTGCGGACAATGTATTCCAGATCCGAATCTGTGTCATTGACAAGCGGAGGGTCTTTGTAATCCGTAGCTACTAAAGTGTTGGCAAGTTCCTCTTCCGCAGAAGTAAAGAACGATGCCTTGCTGCTTGAGTAGGTGGGAACGGCAACCGCATCGGGTCCCGTGGCTTTCAGTGTGGAATTGACACCCTCATCACTGATTCCCATATTCCTTGCGAAGTTCTGACCGCAGTTATAACTTTCACGGTCAATGGCGTAAACAACGGCGTGGCGGTCAACGGTATTTAAGGTGTACATGACATCACTTTCCGCATAACCGTTACCGTGGTGGGAAGGACGGAAGCCGTTGCCTTCCACGATGGCAATGCCGCCCTGGTTGCAGGTAGGGTTACCACCGTTCCCATCAAGGGTACGGGAGGTATCTGCTTTATAAAAACCGCTGTTGGGGTTTGCCGATTTCATGGCATTGCTGTCCTTGGAGCAGACACCGAAAGCGGTCGGCTCTACCACAAACGGCTGATTGTTTCCGCCTGTGCCGTAAGTAGCCGCCACGGTCTGTGCCACATCAAGGGGACCCACATAGCGGGTATCCTGGGAGTGATTTTCATAAACGGTTGCAGGAACAACGCCCGCTCGGAGCGTTGGAGATTTTTCCGTCTCATAGCCAATGCCACGGCTGTCGGCAGAATGCTCCGTACAAAATCCCGCAGACTCCATCACGCAAGGTGGATGGTGTGCCTCGGCACGGAGGGTGCAGGTCACATCATCGGTGACATCCATTCGGTTGCCACCTTGGTCATTTAAGACGATGCCTGTCGCAGGAGTGCTTTCTTCAGAAGTTCCGGCAGTTCTTTTCCACGGGCATCGGCTCGCCTCAAGATTCCTAAGCAAGCCTTCTGACTCAAATAATATTTTTCCGGCACACCCACCATTAAAATCTGCGACAAGATAGATACGTCTTCTTCTCTGGGGAACTCCCCAATACTGCGCGTCAACGCATCTCCATGCGATACTGAAACCGTCTCCCAACAGTTCTCCTGCTCCTGTCCATTTTCCTTTTGGAGGACAAGGTACAGCATAGTCGCCTTTGACGGATGCGACTGCTTCGAGGACGGCTTTGAAATCTTCTCCTGCGTTTGAGGAGAAGGCACCGGGGACATTTTCCCACACGATGTATCTTGGATATTCGCCATTGGTTTTACACCTCATTTCTTTTACGATTCGGATTGCTTCGTAGAACAGGCAGGAGCGTTCTCCATCAAGACCGCTGCGTTTTCCCGCCACACTCATATCCTGGCAGGGAGAACCGAAAGTGATGATGTCCACGGGGTCAATCTCCGCACCGCTTATGGCAGAAATATCTCCGAGGTGTTTCATCTGCGGGATACGCTTGCTTGTTACACGAATAGGAAAAGGCTCAACTTCCGATGCCCACAAAGGGGTAATGCCGGAAATCAAGCCTCCCAAAGGAAATCCCCCGGAGCCATCGAAAAGGCTGCCGAGGGTCATAGGTTTCTTATTCATCTGTGCCAACCTCCTTCACAAGGTCGGCATACGGTATCTGCACACCGTTACGGATAACAAAGACACCGTCTGCATCACCCGTATCTTCCACATATCTGCGGAGGATGACCGATGCGTACTTTTCATCCAACTCCATCGTATGGCAGATACGGTTTGTTTTCTCGCAAGCCATCAGCGTTGAACCGCTGCCGCCGAAAGTGTCCACCACGATGGAGTTCTCACGGCTTGAGTTTCCAATCGGGTAGGCAAGCAGGTCAAGAGGCTTGGAAGTCGGATGGTTTTTATTTTTCTTCGGCTTATCAAAGTTCCAGATGGTGGTCTGGCTTCTGCCTGCGTTTTTGCTCCAGTAGTGCTTGCCGTTCTGAAGGAAACCGTAAAGCACAGGTTCGTGCTGCCACTGATAATCACTTCTGCCAAGCACCAGGGAATTTTTCACCCAAATACAACAGCCGGAAAGATGAAAGCCTGCATCAATAAATGCCTTACGGAAATTCAAGCCTTCCGTGTCGGCATGGAACACATAAGCAGCACCGCCTTTTTCCAGGTGTGCAGCCATGTTCTGAAATGCCGAAAGCAGAAATTCATAAAATTTCTCGCTTGCCATCTTATCGTTTTTGATGGACAGACCATCGGAACTTTCAAAGGCTACATTATACGGAGGGTCGGTCAGCACAAGGTTGGCTTTCTTGCCATCCATCAGCGTAGCAACATCATCGGGATTGGTGGCGTCACCGCACATCAGTCTGTGTCTGCCCACCGTCCACACATCGCCACGCTCCACAAAGGCAGCCTTTTCCAGGGCATCGCTTAAATCAAAATCGTCCTCTTCCACATCGGATTTATCATCCCCGGCAAAGAGGTCTGCGATTTCATCATCGTCAAAGCCTGCAAGACCGATATCAAAATCCATGCCCTGCAAGGACTCGATTTCGATTTTCAGCATTTCCTCATCCCATCCTGCGTCAAGCGCCATACGGTTGTCGGCAAGGATGTAGGCTTTCTTCTGTGCCTCGGTAAGATAGTCCACGAAAACACAAGGCACTTCATCGATGCCTTCTTCCTTTGCAGCCATCACACGGCCGTGTCCGGCAATGATGCCGTAATCCTTATCAATAATGACAGGATTGATAAAGCCGAACTCTCGCAGCGAAGAACGGAGCTTCATAATCTGCTCCGGGGAGTGGGTACGGGCGTTATTCACATACGGCACTAATTTTGTAATGGAAACAAGTTCCATCTGCGTTGTTGTTCTTCCCATAGCGCCCTCCTTAATACAGACCCCATTCAGCGAACTTCTCAAAGCCACCGAGGTTCTGAATGTACTCTCTCGCAATGGCTACGATTTCCGCATAAGGCTTGCCATCAATGGTGTCATCTCCAATGGCACAGCAAAGCTGCACAGGCTGTTTGGTTTTCTGTGCTTTCAGGAACGCATACACATTCACAGACACATCCGCCTTACTGAGGTCTTTGCCGTGAAGACCGCCGCCTGTAACAGAGTCAGCCATATCACTGCCAAGTTTACGGTTGATAGCACCCGTATCCACATCCGTGCCTCCGGTCCAGTCACCGAGAGGATTGATTTCCGCACCGGAATAGAGTCTCTTCAAATCTGCCGTTTCCACATTGCTCTGGCAGATGATCAGGCGAACACCGTCCATAATGTACTTTCCGTCATAAGGGCATCTGCCGTAAATGTCACGGGCAATGCGGGAAAGTTCCTCCTGCTCCTGTGTCAGAGGCATACCCTTGAAGATACCGTTATCCCCACAGCGAATGCCGTCCTTCTGATTGTTTGACAGGTGCTTATCCTGGGGAACGATAACGATGTCCGTATCCATCACACCTGCGATGCGATGCACGGCGCTGATGATTTCAGCCTTATTCAAATCTGCTGTGGTTTCAATGATAGCGTGGCACACACCGTGACCGATGAGAACCTCCACTGCGATTTTCGGATTATCTTCTTTTGCATACGCCAGATCCACAATGGCTCCTGCGATTCTGTCTGCCACCTTGTCCGGATGGCTCGGATTTACTTTTTCAATCATGGTTAAAACCCCTTTCGTTGGTGCAATAGTCGTTCCAGGTCATCATTCGGATTGGTACCGGAGAAATCCACGGAACAGTTTTCTTTTACGATTTGCATGATGTTGTCCCACTGCCTTGAGGCCTGGTTCATATAGTTGATGCCGATATTGATGAACGGAGAGGTGACAGGCTTTCCGGTTGTGGGATGCTTTGATAGAAATCCCAGCTCGTTTGTCATCTCCTCGCACTGCAGCCATCTCGCCACACACATGGCGTAACGCTCAATGGTCTGCGGGGAAACATAACCCGCACAGCCGATGGAATTGAGCCAGTTCCATGTATCCTCATAAATCTGCTTTGCTCTCAGTTCCGTACCGTCACGCTGCTTTGCACTGAGCAGTTCATTTGGTTTCGGCATCTGGATACCTTCCACATCGGGGATATCCAGCATCGTTAGTTTGCGACCGCCGGGGTTGCCGTTCTGTGCCTTTTCCAGATTGGACTTCGGCTTACGACCTGCACCCGGACGTTTTCCGCCACGGCCGCCTGTGTTATTCGATTTTGTTGGCACGATTCTCACCGCCTTTCTGTCTGCGGGCCTTATTACCCTTTTGATTTCGCAATTTTTTCACACGAAACCCCACGCCCGTTGCACGCCATATTGGTCCCGAAGATTTGACCGCCCCTACCGGG